ATATTAATAACTATTGCATTGCATTCAAAGAACAAGTAGCACCAGGAGGTTGGTGTAAAGTGTGGGAATCAATTGAAATATGAAGTATTAAGAGTTAGTAGTCAAAAAGACTCTACATCAGGATTGCTATTTGAAGTTAACAATGGTAAGCGTACATTTCTTTGTTACACATTAGAAGATGAACAACGTGATGTTAAAGTCTGGGGTGAAACACGCATACCTGCTGGTACTTATAAGTTAGGTTTACGTACTGAAGGCGGTTTTCATAATCGTTATCTGTCCAGATATGGTGCAGACTTTCATAAAGGTATGATATGGGTACTAGACGTACCTGGGTTTGAATGGATACTATGGCATTCAGGTAATACAGATGAGAATACTGCAGGTTGTTTGCTACTAGGTAATTCACAAGAAAGTAACCTTGTGAAAAAAGATGGGTTTATAGGTGCTAGTCGTGATGCATATGCACTTGTATATCCTCGTGTATTAGCCGCTATTGAGTCAGGTTTAAATGTAGAAGTAGAATATATAGACTATGATGGTAAGTTACCTATACCTGAAGTTTCTAATGCAGCTCCACCAGATATGATACAACCTAAACAAGTTATGGAAAAACTACAAGAGATAAGTGGTGAAGTCAAAATATTATCTGCTAAACTAGACGGCAAGAAAATATTATGATAAACAAAAATGAACTAGAACGTGTTAGATATATAGTAGAACAGTTAACTAAAGGCGGTTCACGTTCTATTAAGTTATCAAATAAATTTAATGTAACTAAAAAAGATTTACCTGCACTTAAAGGAATTATTGCTGAAGCTGATTTAGGTGGAGATATTACGGTAAGTGATTCATTAAAAGCTACAGCTAAAGATATGTTTGGTTCAAGTGAAGAAACAACACAAGCTGATAATCTTATTATTGATAAAATATTACAAAACAGACCTGGTTTAGAACAATATAAAAATACAGTGTTAGGTAATGTAGCTGATACACGTATAGATGAAAATGCAAAAATTAAAAGCAAACAATTATTTAAACAGAGTGAAGGTGTAGCTAGTGAAACTAATGAAATATATGCACTTAAAAAAGCTGTACGTGATTTTGGTTGGGACAATATACCAGACAATGAGTTACGTTTAACTTCTACATATAAAAAACAATACGAAAAACTTGCTGGAAGTAATACTGTAAACCTTACAAGAATAGATGAACAAGCTTTAAAACATACTAGAAATTATTTAAATAGACAAACTAGATTAAATGATGTAAGGCCTGCAGGTTTTCAAACAACTATACAAGGTTTAAAAAATGAAATTAAAAGTAAAGAAACTGCTATATCTGAACTTAAATACAAAGAAGGTTTTGCACATCCTAGTGAATATTATAGTAATGCACACATAGATGCTTATACAAACTACGAACAAAAACTTGCTGGGTTACCTAAAGGTTTTCAAAGTGTAAAAGAATTAGATGAATATACAAAGATGGTTACACAGTTTGATAAATATGAACCATCTATTGGAGAAAAAGCTTTAAAATCTGCTGATAAAAGAATTGAACAAGTACTTGATATAGCACAAGCAGAAAGCAAAGTAGGTATTACAGATACTGTAAACACTATGTTATCTACATCGGAACAAAGACCTGGTAGTTATCATGGTAATCCTTTTTCACCTATATGGGACCAAGACATGACACAAGAAAAACATATACAGTTTCAAACAGCAAAAGCTAATTATGAAAAGTTTCATGGTACAGATACTATACCTTCTAATTATGCTAATCCTACTGCATTTGATAAAACAATAGGCGAAGAATTTAAAATAGGACAAAAAGTTACATTTGGATATGATAAACAAGGTAAAGCTATTACACGTAAAGTTGGACCACCATTAAGTACACCACCTAGTGCTATTGTAGGTAAGATAGGTGATACAGAATATTTATGGGACCCTGAGTTTACTAAGATAGTTGCTACTGAAGAAGGTCAATATACAAAAGCTGATATTAAAAAACAACCACCTAAACCTACAAGTGTTCCATCTAACAAAGGTGTACCTAGAGTTAAAACAGATTTATCTAATTACTCTTACAGTCCAGATAGAGCTAAAGCATTTAAAGATATGAGTGATAATGAACTTAAATTACAAATAGAATTTTCTGAACAAATAGGACGTATTAGTAAAATGTTTGATAAAGTTGAAAATCCTGAAAATATTAGTAGACTAGCGTTAAGAAATTTACGCAAAGGTGTAGAGATTTCGCCTAATATGTCTTTGTTAAAGAAAGTCATAAAGGCATTACCATAGGAGTTTAAATGGCATTTATAAGTGGAAACAATTTAGGTGGTAAAGACATAGATTATTATGATAATCCTAATTATGACCCTAAAAAAGATGGTAAGTCTTCTACAGATTACATTAAAAAGTCAGCTAAACAATCAGCTGATTGGGCAGAACAAGCTGAAGAAGCTTATCTTTCTGGTGTTTCTGATGATTATCAGGCTGTTGTAGAATCAGAAGTTCAATCAGCTTACGATAAATCAAGAGCTGATAAACAAACAAGCGAAACTGTATCTTATTTTAGAGCTAGAGAACGTGAACGTTTAAATCCTGGTGGAGTTGGTGGTCCACAAATTAATCCTAGGTTTAGTCAACCTGCATCATTAGATGATAAATTAGCTAAGTTTGGTTTTTCTTTTGACCCTGAAGACCCTGATAATTATTATGGTAGAATGCCACAAGCAGAATTAACAAATGATTATTTTAGCACAGATAGAACAATTAAAAGAGATAGTTCTAGACCTGGTGTAGACCCTGGAAATTATACAATATATGAAGAAACTGTTAAGTATAAAAAAGGTAACCCATTACCTAACACAGTAGCAGGCGTTAATCAAGAACTACAAGCAATTAAAGCTAGAACAAGAGATGCAGCTATGGAATTTAGAGGTAGAGTTTATGATTTTATTGATGAAGTTACTAAGAATATAAATGATGATTTTGCTTATCAATCTATTGATTGGGATGCAGTACCTTATTCACCTAGTGGTACTAAAAATGCACCACCTACATATTCTTCTATAGAAAATAAATATTTTCCTAACACTGGTGAAAAATCAAAAGCAAGAAATACAATACTTAAAATGATAGATAGTACAGACAATGAACCACCATTAAATACTTTACGTGGTGTAGCTGAAGAAATGGCTGCTGTTAAAGACCCTGGACTTAGAGATATGGGTGTAGGTGCATCTAAAATTAATAAATGGGGTGCTAGTAATGAAAATACTTTAAAGAATTTAGAGTCAGGTATCAAAGAATTTCAAGCTTGGAAAGCTAAAAAAGGTGTACCAAGAATTATTAGATTAATAAGTAAATTACCATAGGAGATATTATGTCAAAAGAATACAAAGATATATTAGAAAAAACATTATGGACATTTGTTGAAGCATTTATTGGTGCATTAACAGTAGCACCATTAGTTGGTGTAGATGCTAATACAGTACAATTAGCTGCAATATCAGGTGCGTCTGCAGCTTTAGTAGTAATTAAAGAGTTTGCTAAAAAACAATTAGCTAAACCTGTTAAGAAAGTGAGTAGATAATGCCAGGACATTACCACAACAAACATGAAGTACCTTTACAAGCAAAAGACAGTGAGAGTATTGAAGAAGCAGGTATGAACTATCAAAAGCTTATGGCTCATCAAGTCAACGTAGCATTAGGTATTGAGTCTGGTGTAGACATTATGAGTCATGGCAAGAGTGATGGTCAAGTATCTGTTAACACAGTAGCTGACGCAGTAGCTGCTCCTAAAATAGACGAACGTAACGTATATACATTAGAAGATTTATAATGGGAAGTCCTAATTACAATAGATTAGTAGGTGAAGGTAAAGCTGGTCTTGGTAAAAACGAACTTAAAAGGCGTGTAAAACAACACAATGCATTAGCTGAGAAAGCATTTGCTAGTGTTAAAGGTAAAGAACAACTTACTGCTGCTGACGTAGCTAACATTTATCGTGGCATTGGATTAAAAAATGATGCTAAATTAATGCAATCTATAGGTGATAAAACATATGCTTTTCCTAAAAAGAATACAAGTAGTAGTCCTTTAATACCTGGTATGGGACCACAATTTTCTAAAGCTGTGCGACAAACTGGTGAACAACTTCTTACAGCTGCTAAAAAAACAGGCAAACTTATGCACAATGTATACGTTACTATAGATTCATTACAAGCAGGATTAGGGCCAGGTGGTGTAAAACCTTATAATCCTTTTAAATCAAATGCTCTTAAAGTAGCTAAAAAAAATTATAAGAAATTAAATAATTAATTACTTTCTCTTTTAAGATATCCCTTCAATAAATCCCTATACGCTACAGATGTACCTACTCTTTGTCTTCCATCATATATATCATGGTGATGTTTACATAATATAGCTACATTATCAATATCATACTTACGTTTTTTACTACCACCCATACCTATCCCTTGTATATGTGCTAGCTCTAGCCACTTGTTATCATTACAATAAGCCCACTCACAACGACCCCCTGCACGTTTCATAGCTTCTTCTCTGAGTGGTGATAAACTTTCCATTATTCTTCTTCTAAACGTCTGTAATCTTTTACATGAGCATCCTGTTGAAACTCTGCATCTAATTGTTCTAGATGCCAATTGTAATCTGTTACAAACTTATCCATAAGAAACCTTAACTTTTTCATATCAGGTTGTACTTTAAATGTATCACTACCACATGCTTGATTAAACTGTGTAGCCCATACTTTTAAATACTTATGGTGTGTAAATATATTTATTTTATTTATGTCTAGTTTCGCCATTTATTCCTCTCCAAAATATTCGTCAAACATTTTCTGTTCACAAGATACACATCGCTCTGTGTACATATAATCAGATT